ATACTCAGTGCCATCAAGACTAGTTGCTAATCTTAAAGGATGTCCAGAATTACTAGAATCAGATTGACTAAAAGTATATGTTCCTGTTTTTGTAAAACTTAAAGTATCTTGTTGAACATTATCGATAAAATATTTATTTCCAGAACCAGTGCTTTCAACTCTAACTGCATAAGTTCTTTCTATATTTGAAGGTGCACCAAATCCTGTGTAAGCTATTAGTTCTGCTGCAATAATAACTGCGTTCATAGGAGTTCCTCCTGAAAAAAAATCAACGCTACCTGGAGTTCTTGGACTATTTATTTCAAACCCAGTTAAACTGGTTAAAATAATACCTGTAGTTTGAGTTGCATCAATATTTGATACTAACGTAGTTGTAGTATTTGTAAAAATTCCTGGAGTAATTTTGTGTCCTGAAGCATCACAAATTTGAGCTCCACTAAGTCCATCAATTGCAGCTATGTTATTAAACACACCTGCTATTCCTGGGGGTCCTCTAAATCTTACATAACTAGAATGTTGTCTACCATGATTTTCTTCAAAAACATTTACAACAGCACTACCAGTAGCAAAACTTTTAATTGGATTAAAACTTAAAAACCTTAACGCATTTGATGGTGGTTGTTGTGGACGAGTGGTAGGTAAAGCAGTTGGGTCAGCGTGACTTGGTTTAGGATCTAGTTGTGGTTGTTTAGATTCAAATTCAGAAAAATGTACAAACAATCCATTCCATTGTGTAACCATTTCATTCCATGGAAATGCTTGGCCACTGATATCAGATATTGCTAGTGAATATTTTCCTTGTGCAAATCGAGCCATTATTAAATACTAGGATAGTACGACTTAGGTGTAATATAAGTACTATTACTCGAACCATCCGCTGCCTCCGCTCTTAATAATTCATCTTCGTATAAAAGTTTTAAATTTTGAGTTCTCTCTGGAGAATATTTTAAACTTAAGTAATAAGCTAATCCTGCACACATACATGGAATATAAAAATAAGGAACATCTGCTGCATTAGTGTAAGAACCTGCATCCTCTATTCTACTCATGTAATAAAATTGAATTCTGTCACCAGCTTGACTAGCACTTGGTGTTGTGTATAGAGTTATTGTAACTCTATCTATAAATCTTTGAACCCAATATTGTGAAGGTTGCCCTTGCGCTAATTTATTAGATAATGCTGAGTAAGTAGATCTTGATATTTTAGTTAAAGGACTATCAGATTGACTTGTTGTACCTGCACTACTTCTATAAGAAGCTTCAAAAATATCATCCGTGCCATACAAAGCTGCACCCGCACTATTTAATAAAGTTGAAGTACCGTCCCCGCTAGATCGGTAACCAATGTATTCATTAGTTCCTGCAACTAGTGTCAAGTATCCATCAGCTATTTCCCAAAGGTGTATACCTCTGTTAGCCCATTCTTGAAAAAGAATATTTAATGATCTTCTAGCAGTTTTTAACTGGTAACCAGCAACCCCTCTTATACCAATTCTTTCGTAAGCTTCTTCAATAATATCATCTATTGCAAAAGTTTTACCAAAGGTCGATGTACCAGAAGTAGTGTTAGCCATGTTACGCTCCTGTGATAGTTAATGTAACGCTTCCGTCAGTTCCTGTTGTTTGTGATAATGTTGCACAAACTCCATCTTTAAACAAAATTCCAGAACCTGGAACGTACACTGCTAATCCTTCAGTATCGTATTTAAATGTCGCTTTTAAATTACCTGCTGCAGCCCCACCTGTTGTAGCTGAGTCATGTAAAAGTAAAACAGAACCTGCTTCACCTCTACCTTGAATAGAAGTAACTCTAGCTCTACCAGCTCTCAACAAAGTTATAGTACCAGTATCTTTTTGTAAGGTTGTTTGATCGCTTGAAAATGATCCTCCGCCTGCCATAATTTTTCTCCTTAAATTTATGTGTGGGCCTAAGCCCACACTAATTAATTATTATAAATCTACTGCGTCTTGAACAGAATTATTTTGTATGTACATAACAGTAACTGTTGCTGCACCAGTTGTACCATCTCCATTAGCGCCTGTAAAATCAGCAAGAACTTGTATGTCAGTTGTACCAACATTAGTTGCTTCTGTATCTAAAGTACCGTGAGTAGTTGCTAAAGCTTTAACATTAGCTGTAGCTATAAATGCATCTGCATCTGCTACTGTTCCCACTGAAATAGTTGCTGCACCACCATCATTATTCACTGTAGTTACGTTAAGAATAACGTCTACTATTTGTGAATTTGCTGGAACTACTGCGCAAACTTGATTTAAATGTGAAGCACCAATAATATCAACTTTTACTGATTGAGACATTACAACTTGTCCAACATTAGCAATGTTAGATCCAAGTGTTGTACCTGTTGTGTTTGAAATCGTTCCCGCTCTTACCGGTCCCGAAAATGTAGTATTTGCCATTTTATATTCCTCCTAGAATATGTAAATATAGTCACCTAGGGTGTGTCGACTATACGCGTCTATATTCACTAGTTATTGTTTATGTATAGTGATTAAAATATATAGTAATTTTGAGTAGAGTGCAAGAAGGTTATATATGAAGAGGAATACAGGTGCCCCAATCTATAAACGTCGGTTCAGCTAGATCTTTTCTATCATACACATCAAAAGCAACACTAATTCTAGGGCTTTTAGATAATGTTGTGTCTGTATAATGAGGCAAATATGTAGGAAAAATAATCATTTCACCTGGAATATTTTCTATACACCAGCCTTGGTTTTCACAAACTGAAAGGTAATAGGTGGATGTAGATTCTGCTTGAATAGTTAAATGGCCACTTAAAAAGCTTTTTTCAGAATCTAACAAAGAGCGATGTTTATGTTGACCTATTTTTTCATCTTTCCTTAAAACATTAAACCAACAAATAATCCATAAATCATTGGTAGGAATATTCTTTCCTTCTTTATTAAATTTATTAACACACATTCTTATATTTTTTATTATATGTTCTTGTAATCCTTTTAATGCAGAGGATTTAAATTTTAAAAAATTAAAAAATTGATATCTTGCAGTTAAACCATTAGTTAAACCTGTACCTCCATCGTGAGTTGCGGGATATTTATTTATTATCTCTTTTTCTTTTTTTAATAAAAAAGACACTGATTTTTTTTGATCAAAATTTAATTTATCACTTTTCCAAAACCAATAAGGAACTTCTAATCCTAGAGAGGATTTATTTTCTGTGGTTTTTAAATTAACCCAATTTAAACCTAAACCTGCTTTTCTTTCTTTGACCTTTATCATTCTAATTAATAAGACATACAGTGGATTTTAATAGAGTGCAAGAGATTGCGTAGTGAATGTACGTATTTCGACGATGTAGCGTTTTATTAAGTAGCTACTGATACTTCGGGTGCTGCACCCTCAATTTTATTTGTCTGGTGAGCTCTCATAGCTTCGGCCATTTTTATATCGCTTATGACCTCTCTTATTTTATGGTCTATCTTTACCATGTCGAGAGTATATCTACCCTCTTTAAGATGCTCCTGCTCCCAGTTCAACTCCAGTGACCTTTTCGCTTTGTAAAGGTCTGATAATTGTTGCATCGTGGATCTCCTCAAAAGTTATCCATTTTTTTGACGAACTTGTAAATCCGTCTTTTTCCCATTTTACACCTTTTTCTCCTAGTTTGTCAACTATTGAATTTTCAATAGCTTCAGCACTATCCTCACACGTTACTTCTAAACGCGCATGATACCCATATGCTCTTATATTAACTAGAAAATTTTTCATGATTGCTCTCCTTATACCACAAAAAAAAGGGGCCCGAAAGCCCCTTTTTAAATATTAGTTTTAACGATTATACAGCGTTAGAACCAAAGATACCTCTAGGGTCAGAGAATCCGAATACGTATCTCTCTCTAGCTTTGTATCTTACGTTTCCTGTGTCAAAGTCACCTTCCATTGAAGTTTTGATAGGTGCTCTAACAAAGTGTTTAAGACCATTAGGTACATCTGTTTTAAGAAACCATTTTTTGTTAGATGTTAAGTAGTGGTTCACTGTGTATCCTTGAGGAACCATTCCCATATTTCTAACAGCATTGATATCGTTATCAGCTGTGCCAACTCTGCCTGCAGAATTCATAAGTCTGTCAGCAGTAAATTGAAGCGCAGAAGGAATAATTAATTTAGTTCCTTGTGCCGCAATTTTTAGGCCTCTTTCATCAGTAAACGCAGCGACGTCGATTAACGCCTGTTCTAATGATGTTTCGTTTAAGTCAGAAGCGACTGCTAATTCATTTGAAAACGTACCAGCTAGTGTTGGGTGAACAGTTGAACATAATTCAACTCCATCGCCACCAGCAAAGTTCGCATCAAACGCATTATTTAATACCGCTGCTGCTTTTACTTGCTTCGTGTTTGCCATAGATCTTGCTAACGCTTTTGTATATCTAGACGCAAGTCTGTCATACAAGTTATCTTCGATAGCTTCTTCTGTGATTGCAAACGCTAACGCAATTGTTTCGTTTGTGTAACGAGCTGTGTAAGTCTCTTGCGCATCATCGAATGTTACGCCTTGACCTTCAGGTTTTACAGCTGCATTCGCAAAACCACTTAACATTACTTCCTCTTCGAAAGCTCTGTCAGATGTTTCTGTGTCGAATATTTCTGCATGCTCGTTAGCATAGTTTTTGTACTCTAGTCCGAATAGTGCATTCAGACCAGGCTCTAGTTCTTTAACTAGTTGTGCTCTTGATATTGCCATAGTTTTATACTCCTATTCTCTATTAGTTATCGCCATTATACAAGTTTGAAGCGCCCGCAATAACTACGATTTGGTTTGATCCAACCGCTGTGTTATCTTTGTTTTCTGGGTCATTAGCTGATCTCACTAGTTTGAACATGTGAGTAGAAGCTGCCCCGCCTCCGATGTCTAAAGTTACAGTCGATTGACCGTCTTTAGCATCACTTGCTGTAAAGCTGTTAGTGTTATAGCCAGCATCGCCGTACATAGCTTGAGTAACTGCCGCATCCGCTTTTGTTACGTATTCTTGAAACGGATTGTCATTTACAAAACCTAAGCCGTCATTGCTGCCCGTATTATAGTCAGTTCCAAATGTTGTGCTTGCTGCTACTGAATTTGCGAACGTTGGTTTTTTCGTTGTACTGTTTACGAAGAAACAGCCGTTGAAAGAACCAATAAGAGGAGCATGACCTGTATTTACATACGTTGCTCCACCATTTCCACCATCGTCAGTAGTTGCGAAACTTGCATCTTGTAAATAACCTTGATCGCCACCTGAATCTTGAAGTGACACTGGGTTATTTTTAAAGATACCAACACCTAGGCCTGATTTGATTTTGTAGTTAGACTGACCAGAAGTTGCAGGAGTATTTCCTAAAACCATAGTCGTTCTTAACCCAAAACCAGTTGTACTTGCATTTGCCATAGTATTTGTTTCCTTTTTATGTACCGGCCTGTGAAGGCTTCCGGTACGGTTTATTATTAATTTGTTGGGTAGGAATTACTAAATAATTAGCTTTTCTTTGTACCACCAAAAGTTA